GAGGAGATCGGCGATCACTTCCGTTCCAATCCACTAGCGAGTTATCCAGGTGCCCGCTGCACTGGCGTTGAAAATACACCGGTCTATGCACCTGACCATCTGCTTGAACTGCGTCAATTCACCAGCGTCCTGACTCTCACGTTTCGCCTTTGGAGATAAAAGATGACAACTGGAGACGTCGGACCCTATCGAATGCAGTTTACTAACTCGCGCGGAGTCACTCGCGACATTCCGGGACTGGATGATCTGGACGACATGTTCAAGGTCAAATCGATCCAAAAGAAGTTCCGTGACTCTTGGACGAGACCACTAACCGATCAATGGGAAGTAAACACCAGCGGCGGCTCAACGGCCACGGTATCCAGTGGTGTTTTAACCATTGCGTCGGGCACCGCAGCCGGCGGATTTGTTGAACTACTTTCGAAGGAAACGTTCACGATCCCTTTCCGGGCAATGATTGCAGTGCTGTCAGGTGCAACACGCCAAGCCAACACGCACCATATTATCGAAGCAATATCCGTGGATCCCATCACGGGAATACCGGACGGTAAACAGAGTCTCAATGTCGATATCGGTGGCGCGGCAAGCATGACCGTAACTCAGATGGTCTATAGCGTGCAAAATGGAGGCCTAGCCCCCATCGCTTCGGCAGTCTCGACGATCGTCACAACTGCCGCTTACTCGATCCTGGAGCTCGAACCCTTTTCCGATGAGTGCTATTTCCACTCCCGAGTCATGGATTCGACGGGTGGGCGTTCCAACTCGTACGTGAGGCACCAGCAGATTCCGGATCCTACAGCGACTTACAAGATTCGAATCCGATCCATGAACCATCAAGCATTTCGAGGCGTGACAAATGCAATCGCTGGTCCTGGGAATGTCATTCGACTTACATCCACAGCCCATGGCTATACGGGCACACCGACGATCTGGGTTGACCATCTTGGCGGAGTCACCAACAACGGAATGACTTTGCGTGGCAATTATTCCGCAACCGTGATCGATGCCAACACTCTTGATCTAAACGGAACCATCTTCGGAGGTATCTATGTTGCTGGTTCGGGGCAAATCGCGCTCGCGGCGGCGCCGGCGGCCAACATTAACTTGCAATCCCAGTTCATTAATTGCCAAGACTACGCGGAGCTGACAGCCGAAATCACCGCAGGCCGAGGCCAAACTGTCATTGGTCAGGGGCTTGGAGTTATTTTAACCGGGGCAACTGCGACCACAACCAACATTGGAACCGTAACGGCCAACGTGGCTGGCCAAGCGGCCCACGACGCCGTGATCAGCGGTAACCCCGTCCGTATGGCGGCTCGTGCTCTCACGGCAGCGTACGCAAGCGTCGCTACTGGAGACGTGGCAGACTTAGTTTCAACCTTGCAAGGTGTTTTGGTCACTCGTCCATGGCAGATACCAGAGCTCGAATGGTCCAGTGTCGCAGCGGCCGGTGGAGTCATCAATACGACCGATGTTGTGCTCGCGCCAGCAGCCGGGGTAGGACTGCGGCGCTACATCTGCTCCCTGCAACTCTCCAACAATTCTGCGGTCGCCACCGAAATTGTTCTCAAAGATGGCGCTGCAATCATCTGGCGTGGACATTTGCCAGCCAATGCACCAATGTCTGAAATCATCTTTGAGAATCCACTCAAAACAACCGCGAATACGGCACTGAACTTTGCGTGTATCGCCACTGGTGCTGCCATTTACGTCAACGCTCAAGGATTCACAGCGCCATAACCCATGATCGATGTCAAAGTCACCACGAAAAAATCGTTCGACAAGGTCAAAGCGAAAACGCAACAAGGCAACTTTAAAAGTCTTGGGCATGCAGCTGCGTCGATTCGTTTGATGGCTCGGCGGTCGATTCGCCGACGCCAAACGGCTTCGATGCCTGGCACACCACCCAGCACACGACGAGGCCAATTGAAACGCTCCATCGTATACGCCGTGGATAAGCAGCGAGGTGTGGCTTTGATCGGCCCCGACTTCGATGTCGTCGGTGTTGCCGGCAAAGCCCATGAGTTCGGAGGTCGATTTCGGCGAGAACGTTATCCCAAACGGCCATTCATGGGACCAGCACTGGAAAAAGTCAAAGATCGCTTACCCCCGCTGTGGGCTAACAGCGTTCGTTAAGGAGTACGAAATATGCCAGCCAAACTGGGCCTTGATGCAAAGCTCTATCGAAACACCGGTGTGTTTGCGACTCCGGTCTGGGATCTCGTCGGCAACGTCCGCGATCTGACTCTTAGCTTAGAAGCTGGAGAAGCGGATGTCTCGACGAGAAGCAATAACGGCTGGCGAGCAACCGTGGGAACCCTCAAAGACGCTTCGCTTGAATTCGAAATGGTCTGGGACACGGCCGACGCTGATTTCACCGCAATTCGCGATGCCTTTTTGAATAACGCGAACATTGAATTCGCCGTGATGGATGGACTCATAACGGGTGCTGGCAGCAGCGGTTCGCAAGGCCTGCGAGCTACTTTCCGCATCGCTAGCTTCTCACGTAATGAAGCCCTCGAAGAAGCCATCACCGTGTCAGTCGCTGCCAAGCCAACTTTTGCAGCTAATCCTCCGAGCTGGATGACGGTTGCCTAACGCTTGATTCATCTTGTCTACCTTTGGAAGGAATTTAGAAAATGCACAGTTTTGTAGACAACTCCCAACGCACCTGGGAAGTTGCCATCAATGTCGCGGCCGTCAAACGTATCCGAGGTTTGTTGGGTATCGATCTATATTCACTGGTCGACGATGGGTTTAAGTCTCTCTCGAAACTCGTCTCCGATCCGGTCAAATTAGCCGATGTTCTTTATTGCTTGTGCAAAGACCAAGCCGACAAGCAATCGATTACCGACGAGGAATTCGGTCGAGCACTGGCAGGTGATGCAATCACCCTGGCAGCCGATGCCTTTGTTGAGGAACTGATCGATTTTTTCCCCGATGCTCGCGCGAGAACCAGTCTTCGCAAGGCGATCGAAGCGGGCAAGAACGTCAGGGACAAAGTGCTCAGCCACGCGGAGAAGATCATCGATTCGATCGACCCCGAAACCGAAGCGAAGAAGTGGATCAACTCGTCTGGCACTTGGCCGGAGTCCTCGGCTGTGATCCAGGCCCCTTCAGCCTCCGAGAGCTGATCGCAATGGGCGAAGCCCGAAGCCAGATGCTGTGGAGCCACACTTCATCAGTACTGGCCATGCTCGCCAATATTCATCGCGACGCCAAGCGATCCAAGATCTACCACCCGTCGGATTTCAATCCACACGCCAAGAAACGAGTCCCACCACGAACCATGGTAGGGATCGAAGCCCTCAAACATGTTTTCATTGATCGAATGCAAGAGAAGCGGTAACGATGTCATCAAGCTCCAGTATCAAAGCCGGTTCAGCGTACATCGAGCTTTTCACCAAAGACTCTCGTTTGGTGAAGGGGCTCAATGACGCTGCCAAACGGCTGGATACCTTTGGCAAAAGTCTCCAAGGTATCGGCACAAAAATGGCGATGCTCGGGGCTGGTATTGTCGCCCCATTGGCGGGTGCAGCCAAGCTCTTTGCGGACATGGGAAGCGACATGGTCGATATGAGCCAACGTACTGGCGTATCCGTCGAAGCACTCTCGGAACTTGGTTTTGCGGCTGAGCAATCTGGAGCCGACTTAGGGACGCTCGAAGGATCACTCAAGAAGATGCAGAAAATGCTCTTCGAAGCCGCGTCTGGCTCACAGTCTGCCCAGGAAACACTTACCTCCCTGGGGCTGAGTGTTGAGCAGCTCTCCAAGTTATCCCCCGACGAGCAATTTAAACTCATCGCCGATCGGATGTCGCAAATCACTGATCCGACGCTGAAGACTGCCACGGCGATGTCGATCTTCGGCAAGTCGGGCACGCAACTTCTCCCGATGCTCTCAAGCGGTGCCAAGGGAATCGAGGAGTTGCAACAGCAAGCCCGCGACCTGGGGCTAACGATGGCCACCGAAGATGCCCAAGCGGCCGAAGCCTTTGGCGATCGCATCGATGTTCTATGGAAAGTTCTCAAGAAGATCGTCTTCACCATCGGTTCAGCCGTTGAGCCTGTTCTTTCAGCGATGATCGAATCGACGGTGAAATTGGTTGTGATGATCGGCGACTGGATCAAAAACAACAAAGCCTTGATCGTCACTGTATTCAAAATCGGATTGGCAATTGCCGCCGGTGGCGCAGCGATCGTTGCCCTGGGTACAGCTGTTGCTGGTATCGGAGCCGTCCTTGGCGCAGCAGCCACGATTCTCACGGGTATTGGCACCGTGTTTGCGTT